AGTCGCCCACGACCATGACCGTCTACAAGACGCCCGACGCCATCGACCTGGCGACGCCGACCCACCTCTATTGGGTGGCGCTCTCCCATGGCGACTGGGCCGAGCCCAAGGTCATGGTCGTGCGTGGGGGGCCCGACGCCCTCGAGGCGGTGGTCCGCCTCGTGGAGCAGGCCGCCTGGATCCCGCCGGGGGTCGAGTACGGGATTGAGCGCGTCGCCCCGGTCGGCGATTGCTGCGCAACGCATGGGAAGCTCTTCGCGCTCCGGCCCGGCGTGCTGCATCCAGTGAGTACGCTCGAAGACGAGGGGATCCACGTGCATCATGTCTAGCGAGGCGCGCGAGGCGCGGACGCCTCGCGGGGGGCCCCGTCGCCGGGGCCCAGCCGCCCCCGACCCGGCCGCCGATGCGGTCCTCGCCAAACTGGGTGACGAGTTCCGGCAGCTGTACCGGCTGTACGGCCACCCGGCCGGGCTGAACTCGGCCCATCGGTTCCGCGTGGAACACGGCCGCGCGAAGCTCCAGACGATTATCAAGGTGGCCGCGGCGTACGGGTTCGGCGTGGAGCTGCGCCTCTCGCGGCCGGCGCCGAGGATCACGGCCACGCCGCCCGAGGGTGTGACGCTCGACGAGACGATCAGATGAGCGCCGACCTGGTGAAAGTGGCGGATCGGACGTGGACGCATCTGAAACTCTGGGCGCGCCGCAGCGATGGCACGGCCTTCTTCGTCAACGTGCCCATTGACCCGGGGGCGCCGCCGCTCACGGAGCTGACACACCTCGAACGGTCGCCGGAGTTCGCCCACGACCTTGACGCGGCCTTCGACCTGCTCACGAGCTTTCGTGACTGTGGCTGCACCGAACGGACGGCGTGTGCTTGGCACACGGCCTATCGCCCGCCCACGCCATGAGCCTGGCCGACCTCCTCCGCAGTTCGCGCAGCCTCGACCGGATCGCCGACGCGCTCGAACGGCTCGCCAACGTGGCCGAGGGGAAGTTCGTCCCGCTCCCCGTCTCCCCGGAAGACGAAGCGACCGCCGCCATTACCTACGTGGACGACCGGCGCATGGCCGCGGCGTACGAGATTGAGACGCGGCTGCGCCGGCACCTCAATCGCGACCCCGAGCCCGAGGAAATCCTGCGGGAGCTGGACGGCCTGACCGCGCGGGAGGAGATTCCGCCCGAAGACGTGTCGCCGCTGCCGTTCGTGCGTCGCTAAGGAGAGGCCATGGAGTTACCGCAGTACCGCTGCCACAAAGTCGTGCGCGCCGCCAAGATCGTCCGCATCGACCTGCATCCGACGATGGGCGGCTTGGGGCGGCTCCTGCTGGGATGGCCGGATGGGACGACGGTACCGTGGCTCGTGCCGCCCAGCTACGCGGCCAAGCACGACCCGCAGGTCGGCGGCTACTTCGTCGTGTACGAGGACGGGTACCAATCGTTCTCGCCAGCCGCCGCGTTTGAGGCCGGCTACACGTTGATCGGCGCGCTGAGTGAAACGGCCGCCGCGCCGCTCCCACCGATCTCGCCTCGCGCGCGCGAGTAGCGGTAGAATGCCCCACCGATGCGGCCGCCCACCCGCGCGCTCTCCCTCGTCTCCACCGCCTCGAAGCGCGAGGGCGACGCCTTGGCCGCTCGCGAGACCAGCCGGGTCTACGCCCAGCCGGGCGCGGTCGCCGCGGTCCGCGCCTTTGAAGCGGCGGTCGGTGGCCGCGTGAAACTCATCGAGGCGATGCTCCAAGCGCCGCCGTCGAGCGCGCTCGACTATGTGGTCGGCCTCATCGCCGACCCCCGGGAAGACGCGACCGATCTCGCGGTCCTGTGCGCGCGTGGCGGGGTGACGCTCGGCGAACTCCTCGAAGCCTTCAAGCAAGGCACCTACGCCAAGATGGCGGTCCTCTCGGTCTACCGGCTCGCGCAGGCGGCCCCGGCGGCCGTCGAGGATCTGGCCACCCGGTCGGCGCCGTACGACGAGACGTGTCGCGCGTGTAACGGCACGGGCTCGCTCGCGCCGACCACGCCCGACGGTCGCCCGTCCCCCTGCGAGACCTGTAACGCGCTTGGCACGATCCGCCAGCTCCCCGAACTCGAGCGCCAGAAGCTCTTCTTCGAGATGACGAAGCTCGTGAGCAAAGGCGGTGGGGGCATTACCACCAACGTGGGGGTGAATGTCGCACCGGCGGCGCCCCTCGTGCCCAGCCAAGCCTACGATCGGCTGATCACGGCCGTGGACCGCATCTTGTATGGACGGGCGAGCGAGGACGACTCGCCCGAGGCCGACGCCCGTGGCGTCGTGGACGGCACCGTCGTCGCCGAGGCTGACATGACAGAAGCGCCCGACGCGTCCAACCGAAACCTTACCTGTGATACAACGACCGCACCCTCAGCGTCGTTGTCGTCATCGGAGTCGCTCCCATGACCGCGAGGGCCACGCGCTACGCGGTCGGGTCCATCGCCGTCGTAGCCCTCGTCGCGATGGAGCGGTGGCTGATGTCGCAGGACTGGACCGACTTTGCGAAGTGGTGCGCCTCGCTCGGGGTCGGCGGGATCCTGGCCGCCTTCATGTTCATGTTCTACCGGCGCGACATGAAAGACCGGCTCGCCAATCAGCAGCAGCAGACGGATCTGCTCACCGACGTGGTGAAGGAAAACACGTCGGCGATTACGACGCTCACGACGGAAATCCGGCTGCGCGGCGGGTGGCTGAGCGAGCGGTACGCGTCGATGTCGTCCCAAGGACGGCGCGAACACAGTTAGCTCGCTAGACTTTCGTCATCCGCCCGCGTTATCCTCCCGCCATCGTGGTTGTCGGCTTCCTCGCCGCCATTCTCCTCACCGTCATCGCCTTTGGAGTCCTCACCATGGCCAAGCTCGCAGACGTGAACGATTCGATCACCACCCAGACGGCCGCCATCGTGGCCCTCGCCGCCCGCATCCCGACCCCCGGCGCGGCGACCGAAGCCGATCTCGACGCGGTCAAGGCCGGCATCGACGCCAACACCACGTCGATCAACCAGCTGGCGCTGCCCATCGTCTCGACCCCGTAGGCGAGTCCCTCCATGGCCGACCATCTCGCCCCGTCGCCGCTTGGGCCGTCGATTCCCTGCCTCATGCAGGTGAATCCCTTCACGCCGAAGATTGACGGCAGTCTCACCTACCCACAGACGAAACTGCGCGGCGGGTTGTTCTACGTCGGCGAGGCCAATGCCGGGGCCGGCGGCGGCGCGCGCTACGTCTTCATCTCGGACGGCAGCTTCTACAAGTTTGACCCGAAGACCGGCGCCGGCCAGATCGGCGGTCCGGAGACGGCGCCGAGCTTCCCGCAGGAAGCCATCCTCGTGTTCGATGGCGCGAAGGTCACCGCCCAGCCCGGCTTCGACTGGTTCGCGCTCACGGGCGGCAACCCGCCGGCGTTCGATTACTCGGTGACGCGCTCGGATCAGGTGGCGGGAGCGGTCTAGCCCGTGGCGTTCCTCTCGCAGGCGCCGTACTACCTGGGGAAGGGGACGCACGGCCGGTCCCCGTACCCGCCGCCGCCCGATCGCTGGTCGCTGATGACGACGCCCTGGCATTTCCAGGGGCTGCGCGTGCCGAGCCTCCCCATGCCGAGTAACACCGGCTGGTTCGAGCCGGCGCTCGCGTGGGTGGCCAAGTCCGACCGCCCCGCCGTCTACGCGACCAAGGACGCCGCCGGCGACCGCCTCTATGGCCTGTCGCTCAGCGGCGCGTACCTCGAACCGGGCCAGCCGTACGAGCAGTACCCCGGCGTCGACTTCAGCCAGGACCTCGCCTCGCTCAACGCGCTGGTGGATGAGATCCTCACGGGCAGCCGCCCGGGTCAGCCGCGCGCCATCCGCCTGTTCCTCGCCGGCGACGACCAGGGCGCCGGCCCCGGCTACAACGACCCGGTCGGCCGGACCTACGGCCACGACTGGCTCATGGCGAACTTCGAGCGCGTGGCCGCTTCCCTCGGCCCACGCGCCCAGTACATTCAGTTCATCCCGGGCTACGACGCGATCTTCTACGGCTGGTCGCCGGCGCAAGTGGCTGCCTTCGGCAGCCTGTTTGACGCGGTAGTCCGCGTCAAGTACCCGCACGCCGTCCTCGCGCTCGAGCACGGCATCGGCCACCCGCCGCTCGGCGACGGCGCCCTCAACTACGGCGTGGGCACGCAGATGGCCGCCTACGACATCGTCGCGAGTGAGTACAACGGCCAAGGCGGCGACACGCAGTGTCTCGTGCACGACGACAACGTGTGGCAGATTAACGGCCGGCTGCGCTATCCCGACGACCCGTACAATCGGCCGCCTGATCAGCCGGCCGGCGACGACCCCAACCCGCCGGGGTACTTCGCCGACAGCGCCCGCGGCCCCATCCTCCATGAGTGCATGGAGTGGGCGATCTACGAGGACGTGCGCGGCTGGTGTACGCCGGCCGGTATCGAGAACGACCGGGCGTATCTCCGGGCCATGGTGCCGCACTCGCGCGTCGCGTAGACTCAGCGCGCATCCCCGGGAGGGAACCCCATGGGCCTGATTGAGTTCTTCGTCTACGTCATCGTCGTGGTGTTGGCCGCGGCCGCCACCCAGTGGGTCATTGCGACCTACGCGCCCGGCACCCCCGAGATCATCAAGAAGTCAGTCTGGGCGCTCGCCGCCGTCCTCGTGCTCGTGATGCTGGCGCACGCGCTCGGTCTGTGGGGCTACGACCCGCAGATTCCGCGGTTGCGCTAGGTCAGCCTCCCCCGGCGGGTCGCCGCGTCGACTGGGTCGCCGGGCTCCCCCGGTTCGGCGAACGACGTGGTCGGCTCCCGGGGCGAGTTCGTGTAGAATCCCCGGCATGCGACCCCTGCACTGGGTGGCCCTCGGGGCCTTCCTCACCTCCCTCTCGGCGCTCGTGACGACGCTCCCCACGTGGGCCGCCGCGACGACGCCGCCCTTTGTCGGCTCGGTCCTCGGGATGCTCGGCGCCTTTGCCGTGGCGCTCCTCTCCGGGCCGCCGATGCTCGGCTCGAACTTGGAAGCGACCTCGCAGGCGCTCCACATGAACGCGAAGGAAGGGACCTAGTCATGCTGCGTCGTCTCAACCGGCTCATCGACCGTCGCCCCGAGGTGCTGCCGTTCGCGCCGCTCGTGGCGTTCCTCCTCTTCAGCAGCGTGATCGTCTTCACGGCCTGCCCGACCACCCCGCCGAATCTCTCGCCGGCCGGCGCGACCGCCTTCAACAAGACGCGCGTCGTGAAGGCGCTGGATCTGGTCCGCGACACCGCCATCCTCGCCAATGCGCAGACGCCGCCGGTGCTCTCGACCGACGACACGCGCCTGGTCGTCCAGTTCCACGAGGCGACGGTGAAGACGCTGCAGGCGACCGACCAGGGCTGGCAGGCCGCCGTGTCGACTGCCGTGACCGAGTTCAGTAAGACGCTCACCCCGGCCCAGCAGCACGTCATCGCGCCGTACCTCGTGCTGCTTCAGACCCTCATCGCGGGGCTCAGCTAATGGCCACCCCCGTCGAGTCGCTCACCAATATCGCCATCGCCGAACTCCCGGCGCTCATCGCGTTCCTGCGGGCGAAGTTCACGTCGCAGGCGCCGGGCGCGACGCCGCCGACCGATGCGGAAGTGATTGCCGCGTACCTCTCGGCCTGCGCGTCCTCGATCGCCACCGACGAGGCGTGGCTGGCCGCCCACCCCAAGGTGTAAGCTCGACCGCGTGTTCCACCCCGAGGTCATCGCGCGTGCCGAGCACGCGGTGTCGCGGCAACTGGCCGCGACGCTCCCGGGCGGCCGCCTCGTCCGCCGCTCCCTCGACGAACGCTGGACGATGCGCGACCAGCTCGCCTCAGCCGCGCCGAAGAAAAAGGGCGAGCCCGCCTCGCGCGCCCTCACCTCAGCCGAGAGCGACTTCATCACGCACGAGCTGCTCCTCGCCAAGCTCGACTACCGCTACTGGAGTGACGCCTGGGCCGTCATCACCAAAGAGACCCAGGACGCCGCGCCCATCCATCCGCGCTGGGCGTCGCAGCAGCTCTTCCTCGACCACGTCGCCGCCATGGAGATCGACCAGTTCCGCGCGGGCAGCCAGAACGGCGTCCTCGTGAACGTCGGCAAAGCCCGTCAGCTGGGCCTCTCGACCGAACTGGAAGTCATCATGGCGCACGGCGCGACGACGCAAACGGCCCTGCGGGGCCTGGTCGCCGCCGACGTCGAGGACCAGTCCAAGTACCTGTTCTCCCTCTTCGAGGGCATCGTCAAGGAACTCCCGTGGTGGCTGCTCCCGACCCTCGGGGCCTACGACACGGGCCGCTTCTGGTCGACCTTGACCAACCGCACGGAAGTCCGCACCGCCTGGGGCAAGTCCTCCCGTGGCGGCCTGGCCGACGACGCCAAAGCCAAGGGCAACATCGGCCGCGGCAAAACCTTCGGCCGGGTGCACCTCTCGGAACTCTCGACCTGGGAGAAGCCCGACCAGATCGACGATGGGTTAATCCCGGCGATTCCTCGTCGCCCGCGGTCCTTCGCCGGCTTCGAGTCGACCGCCAAGGGCCGGCACGACTGGTGGCACACGCACTGGACGGCCACCGCGCGCGGCAAAACCCGGTTCCGCAACATCTTCATCCCGTGGTACGTCGAGCCGGAGAAGTACTGGGCCGTGCCGACCTCCCTCACCTGGCAGCCCGACGCGGGCACGCTCGCTCATGCGGTGGCCGTCGAGCGCGAATCGCCCGAGTGGCTCTTCGGCAAGACCATCCGCCTCACCCGTGAGCAGCTGGCCTGGTACGAGCAGACGCGCGACATGTACACCGAGAAGGGCGACCTGTACAAGTTTTACGAGGAGTACCCGGCCACACCCGCCGAGATGTTCCAGTACTCGGGCCGCTCGGTCTTCACCGCCGCGACCCTCGAGGCCGTCCGCCGGCAGGAGACCGCGCCGCGCATCCTCAAGATTGAGCCGGCCAAAGACATCGCGACCCTCAGAGCGTGGGAACGCTCTGAGGAGGGGCGCTCAGGCGCGCCCCGCCCGGACACGCGGCCATGAGCGAGCCCCTGATCCTCCCAGCCGGCATGGGCTTCCGCGTCCCGTCGGCGCAGGAACTCCGCGAGACCGCCGAGGCGACCTCGCTCGGTCTGGATCTCCTCCTCTGCTACGAGCCCCCGCGACGCCGCGGCACCTATCGCTACGTCATCGGCGCCGACATCGGCGACGGCCTCGGGCTCGATCGCTCAGTCGCCCAAGTCGTCCGCCAGGGATCGATCGACGAGCCCGACGAGCAGGTCGCCGAGTTCGCCAGTGACACCATCGCGCCGGCGGAATTCGCGTCGATTCTCCTGGCGCTCGGCGACTGGTACCGCGACGAGTCCGGCTACGAGGCGCTCGTCGCCATCGAGTGCAATAACCACGGCCTGTCCACCCAGGACACGCTGCAGCTCCACCTCGGGTACACCCACTTCTACCGGTGGGAGTACTACGACTCGGCCGACCCGTCGGCGCGGTTCTCGACCAAAATCGGCTGGATGACGACCACCCGCACGCGGCCGATTCTCCTCGACAAGTTCCGCACGGCCCTCACCACCCGCGACGCGGTGACCGGCCTCCCGGACCTCATCACGCATTCGCCGCACCTGCACGAGGAACTCAAAGACTTCCAGACCCAGGGGGCGCTCTGGGAAGCCGAGGCCGCCAAGGGCGCCCATGACGACCGCATCATGGCGGCGGCGATCGCCTACTACTGCACCTGGCGGCTTCGCGCGGGCGAGCAGGAACCGCTCGAGGACCGACGTCGCCGCCGGAGCGAGCAGAAGAGCGTGCTCGCTCGGGTGGCTGAAGCCACCCAGGCCGGCACGCCCGACTTTCGCAACACGGCCTGTACGGCCGAGGAAGCGACCTCGCTGCCGACCGGCCCGGACGCCACCGAGGCGGCCGACGAAGAGGCGTTGTATGATCTGCGCGCGACGGACGTGAGTGCCCATGACGGGTTCTTCACTATCTAGCCCGCGAGGTGTGTGATGCGCGTCTCCCTCCCTGACGACCTGGTCGATCTCTACTCCCAGTACGCCGACGCCCACGCCCTCCCGGTCGAATCCGTCATCGCCGACCAGCTCGTCCACGCGCTGCCGACGCTCGGCCGCCCCCATCTCACGCTCGATCAGGCGACGCTTGAACAGCTCGCCAAAAAGCTCGGCGCGGTGACGTTTACCAGCGTGGCCGACCTCGTCATCCGCGTGTCGCAGCTGGCCGGGATCCGCTTCCACCGGGTCGACCTCGACTTCACGCCGTCCCAGCTGGTGGAACTCGAGACGCGCGCCGCCCGCCAAGGGCTGCCCGTCGAGCGCCTCATCCGCGAGATCCTGCGCACCTTCAACGACCAATTCTTCTGGAAGGCGACGGGCGACCTGCCGGTACTCGTACGCGAAGCCGCGCAGGCCGACGAGGACGCCGCGCTCGACCGCGCGATTGGCGTCCCGCCGCCGGCGCTCAAGCCCGCCGCCAAGGCCCCGAAGGCCGCGCGAGCGTAACCTCGTGCCCACCCACGACTACCTCTGCGCCGACGAGACGTGTCTCGGCTACCGGCGGGACCACATGTCGCCGCTGTACCGCCTCGCCGAGCCGCGCGTGCAGGATGGCTACGTCGTCACGCAGGACTTCGCCCGTCCGCGCTGTCCTCGGTGCGAGGGTCCCATGGACATCGTGCCGCCGCGGGTCGCGGTCGACGCCCTTGAGCCCATGCAGGAGTTCGACACGACGGTCGAAGACGGCCGTGGCGGCTACCGCACCGAGCATATCGACTCGCTCGCCAAGCTCCGCAAGGTCGAGCGCGAATCCGAGCAGCGGTACCGGAACGGCGAGGGCCGTCCAATGGCGTGGCGCGACTATTCCCAGGATCGGTCCAACCGCGACGTGCACTCCCTCATGGCCGACCCGTCCGAAGCGCCGACCAAATCCGCCAAGCTCAAAGTCCGTGCGGTGGGCGGCGAGCCGACCGGCGAACTCGGCCCGGGCGTCACCGAGTCGACACCCTCGCCCCTCGACGCGCTATAGTCTCCGCTCATGGCGGATTACTCGTCCTCGGGCCTCGAAGGCATGGGCCTTCCCTCCCTCACGCACGACAGTGTCAGTGGCACCGGCGACCCGCGCGTCCTCGGCTGGATCAAGGAAGCCGTCATGGAGGGCGACCGGATCAACCGCTCGGACCCCTTCTACGACCGCGCCGAAATCGGGATGCGGTACGTCTCGGGCGACCAGCGCGTGAACGCCGAGAACGCCGCCGAGCCGCCGGCGTATCTCCCCCGCACCACGCTCAACGAATCGCGCCGCGTCGTGAACGCGCACGTGTCGGCCCTCACCGACCTGAAGCCGCTCTTCTCCTACAAGTCGATGGACCCGGCCTTCACGCTCCAGGCCGACTACCTCAACAAGCTGACCGTCGCTTGGTGGGTCACCGCCATGGCCGACATCGAGCTGGGCTACGTCATCAAGTACGCCGAAGCGGCCGGCACCGGGGATCTCGTCACCGAGTGGAACCCGTACACGACCCTCGGTGGCGACATCGCGATCCAAGCGCGCGACTTCCGCGACACCCTCCCCATCCGTCCGGCGCCCCACGGCCGCTCGGTCCAGAACTGGGAAGGGCTCATCCTGCGCGAATCGCACACGGTGAACGTCCTGCGGTCGCTCTACCCGCAGTACGCCTCGGCCTTCCGGCCCACCACCGACTCGATGCTCAGTACCCTCATGGGCCGGTTCCGCCAAATCTCCGGCCGCTTCCTCTCGCCGGCCAATGACACGCTTTCGGGCCTGAACGCGCCGGCCATGGCCTCGCGCGTGCGCAGTGGCG